AAAAAAAGGGCTCAAAGCCTTGTAAATCAAAGCTTTGAGCCTTTTCACACTGATGAGACACCCGGGACTCGAACCCGGGACAACTTGATTAAAAGTCAATACTTTAAAGTACCTTTAAGCCTTGTAAATACTGACTTTCTTCTCATTACATTAGACATTTATTAGACTTTGCATTTTCTACTCTGCTATGCCTACACTCTCAACATCTGCAGGCGTGCTCTTATACTCTTCAATAAACTTGCCGTTTTCATCTACCTTATAGTATACCCCATCAGTCAAAATATACACATTCCTTGCCATCACTCCCGACTGTGTCAGATAGTAGTCAATCCCATCTAGCTTTATCCACTGCCCTGAAAGCATTGCTCCGTCTGTTGGATTTAAGTAGTACCAATCCTCTTCCGACTTAAACCACCCTTGTATCATATTGCCCGAGCCGTCAAAGACATACCATCTTCCGCCAACTTGTAGCCACTGCCCTTTTATCGGCTTGCCTTTTTCAAGATATTGCCATCTACCGGCAATCTCTACCCATCCGCTTTTTAAAGCTTCTTTGTGAGCCTTGCAGGCCATGTAGGCACACCAGCTTACAAATTGCTCGCACCAGTAGGCAGGGTGGTCGCCTCCGCAATTTTCCTTGTACCAAGCGCCATATTTGGTATAATTTGCCTGCCCTCTATTGGCATGCTTATCTTCAAGATTTGCATTACTTGCCTTCTCTTCGTACCCTACTTCCTCAAGGGCGACCTTTACAAACCCACCTGCTGTGCAAGTGCTTTCTAAAAAATTTGGACTGCAAAAGCAATTTATTCTATTCGTTCCGCCCACTTCTGCAAGCGTAAAAGAATATCTCTTTTTTGCCACGCAACCGCCATTTCTGTCAAAAGAGATTGAACTTGTATTGCCTTCCGCTGTCTCGATGTCGTATCGCTCACCGCTTTTGCTTACAGATGTGACTATGCCGACATGAGATACTCTTTTTAATTTTGGACTGTAAAAGTATATCTTGTCGCCGAAGTGCGGTATCTTGCCCAATCTGCCCTGCTGCGCGAGTAGTCCCTTACCAGACGGGGTATACTGAGAGTAGTTTCCACCAAGCAGAGTTTCGCCTGCTAAAAATGCACTATCCATGTTCTTTTTCCTTTCTTTCACTAAAAAAGAGAGCCGAAGCCCTCGTTATTCTTTGTCCTCAATCTCTATAAATTCGCCTGTGTTCTTCCTTAGGAATCCCTTTACTGTAATCCACACCCTGCGTACAGGTAGTCCCGATAATGTCATATTCTTAAGCACTGAAAGTACCTCATATACTATATAAAGCAGTGCAAAAAACTCCATCACTGTAATATCCTGCATATGTATATATTCCCTTAAAGTCTCAGGCAAAAATCCTACGAGATTCACCGGGCACAATATGTCTACAAATACCAGGCATACCAAAGATATCAGCATACCGATTTTACGGATGCCCCCATCTATACCTACACTGGAATTAAAGCTTCTCTCTTTGGCAGCTCTCAAACTTCCAAAGACCACATCCATTACAATCATAATTACTACAAGCTGAAACAGAATATTTCCTCTCATAATATCAAAAACAGGTTTAAAAATATCAAAATGCATTACTAATGCTCCTTTCTTTGCAACAAAAAAGCACCCTAATCGGTGCTTTTAAATACTTATGAAATCTGCTGTTTTAGTGCTTCCTGTAACACTTGCGAAAAGTTTATATTTCTTTCAAGTGCCGCTGCATTTAACCAAGCCGGTAATGTCACTGTTCTGTTTACAGATTTATTCACATTGGCATTTCTAATACTTGGCATATAAACATCCACTAACACGGCTCTTTCATTATCATCTAATTTCATATCACACAATCTACTTGCAGGTGGTATAGGTTCTCCGTCCTCTTCAAGACCGTTAAGTACGCATCCCAGTAAATCTCTGGCGGATAAAAGTGCATCCTTTTCGTCCTCACCACTTGTAGCGCAATCTAAATCCGGAAATGTTACTGCTATCTCTTTCCCGTCCTCATATGTAAATATAGCTGGATAATAATATCTATCAACTTTCTTCATATAGCTCTCCTTATATAAAAATATGTAAATCATCAAGAGGGAAGCCCCCCGTCAGGGCTATTGAAACTTTAACCCTGACTGTCTTTCAATGCTTCTAAGTGTTTTAAGTGGTATGTCCTTGTCCGGATGCTTAACAGTTGTTCGCCCTTTTTTAGTTGGATGTTTGAACTGTAAGTGACTTGTTCCGGTTTTAGGTAATTCATACCAACCATCTTCTTTTAGCATTTTTATCACTTCCCTTGATGAGTAACTTTTCATTTCTTACCTCCTTATGACTATATAATAACACATATAATTATATTTGTCAATAGGAATTACACATATTTTTATATTTGTTATAGCTACATCATCAGACTCCTTGAACCCCTCTACTCCTCATGAGTTGCGTTTGAAGGTGTGGCAAGCTCTGCATCGTCACTTGCAAGTTCCGGATGCCCCTTTTCCTTCAATGACTTCTTTACACCCTTCTTAAAAATCGGCAGGATATCTCTGTACCTTGTCTCTCCCTTGATTATCGCTGTTGCAAATAAATCATAAATTGCTTTCATTTTTAGCTCCTTTCAAAATAAAAAAGACACTCAAGTGCCTTTATAGTCCTTCATCCTCTTCACCAACCTCTGTCGGTGCGATTGTCGCCATAAGCGTTGCATTTGCAAGTATGGCCTTGCGCATTTCTTCCGTCTCTTCTGAACGCTTGCGGTTAAGCTCCTCAAGCCTTTTATTTGTCGCCTCAAGCTCTTCTTTCATCTTTGCAAAATCAGCCATTGGGGTTGCGTGTGTGACTGCAATATGCTCCTTCTTGCTTACGTCTATACTGTCTATGATATGATTGTCGGGTATTTCGAAAGTATCAATCTTTATATTTTTGATATCCGACTGCTCTGATACCACTGCCAGTACATCTCCGTTGCCTTTGTATATGACTGTGTATTTCATTGTCTTCTCCTTTCTAGTTAAAAAACTCTATTTTAGTTATCTGAACAGCTCCGTTGAAATTCTCTGACCCACTGGCATTTGCAGAGGCATAAAATCCTAAAAATGCCTGTTCGTTTATGTTGCTTGTATCAATGACTAACTGCCCTTGTCTTGCTGAAGCCATGACTTGAAGAGACATCTGCGAAAATCCATCAACTCTTGCTCCGTTAAATTCAACTCCCTCTCTTACCAGCGCTCTACTTGGTGCAATAAACGCATAAAAGTTTATAGTGGGATTTCCGGATATACTTCCTGTAGTCCTGTAATCCACACCTATACGTCTAAAGGGCGTTAAATTATTTGATTGTGATAGTATACAGCCTATCTTTCTGCCTCTCAGCTCCGGGGATGTAGTTCTTAATGCTAAATTCATACCACCGCCATATACGCCATTGTAGCCGTAACCGCTGGCTATTTGATAGCTATAAAGCTCTCTATTAAAGTAAAAGTTCTTTGCCGCCACTCCCGATACAAGTTCATTATCGAAAGTGGCACCGTTAAAAACCACTCGGCCGCTTGAATAGTCGGGCATTGTACCTGCGAATCTGACTCCGTTTTTACTTGTAGCCGTAAAGCCTCGCATGACTTTGTCTGCAGTTACATCGCCTAAATTTATCGCATCTATACAAACATGTGGATGCCCATCTGGGCGGGTATAATATGCGCTTCCGTACGGAAAATCTACATAAAAAACTGGATTGCTGGGATTCGTCCAATTATCAACCCCAAAATTAGTAGATTTATTTGTTCTATAATTGCTCTCTGCTGTATCGACCGTTTTTATCTGTCCCTGCTTGCCAAGTACACTTAGAGAATTCAACATCTTACTTGCATCAAGCCCGATAGCATTTGCAAGCGTGTCATATGTCACTATCGCTGTGGGCTTGTAATTACCATCTTTTGGATAGTATCCCTCTTCAAATCGCACGTGCACTTTATTTTCCCACGTAGCATTTACCACTTCCGAAGCGTTGTTCCAAGCACCGTATGTGTGTATAGTACCCCTTACTCCTGCTATAGTAAGACTATCCAGCATTTTATTAGCATCAATGTGTATTCCATTTGCCAAAACAGAATACGGAATGCCAACATATGGTTTCCATTGGCCTACTTGTGCATAAAAGCCTTGCTCCATTCTTGCTACAAATTTGCTTTCCCAATAAGCGTCTACAAATTCTACTGTATCCATTCCGTTTCCACGATTGACCATCGTGCCCTGTACGGGTTCATCATCACTATCTGAAGTAATTGTCCTGTATCCTTGTAAGACCTGTGCCTTAGAGGCTGTCACATCATCTGATGTTATGCCTCCACCGCTTTTATTTATTAAACATATTGCCACTATTACACCCCCTTAAGGCCTATCCAAAAGCTTACAGCCGGCTTTTTACTAAAGCATTTAATTCTTATTTTCCCATTTAGAGTTTCCACAAAATCCACCAGTGCAAAAGCTTTATTCATCGCCTTTACAGCATCCGCTGACTCATTTCCGGATAAGTAAAGCCCCACAGTAGGTGCATCCGCAGATGTTATACCTTGTACATCTATCTCTTGCACATAAGGCGCTGTATTGCTCCATTTACTTACATCTACAAGCACCTGCCTTAGTCCCTGCAACGCATTTATCGCAGAGTTTGTCGCATTGATGTCGTTTGCTCCGAACAAGTCTCCTTGTACAGTATAATGAGTACTGTCTATAATCTCATACTTTCCATCTCCACCCTGTGCCAATGTGTACTTTCTGTTGCCTTCAAACACATCATCTTTATAATTTGTCTTTAGCGCCATCTTACCTCCTGTTTCCTATGCTCTTTCTACTCAAAGAAAAAGACAGCCTCTGCTGTCCACTTAAAGCGCTCTCGTACATATCTCCTAAATCCCTGAGTATTCTCTCTATATCGTTAGCTTGATAGATACTATCATAGGTGATTCGCGCCGGAGTTTGTGGTGTTGATATTTTAGTATAATACGCCGCTCTCAACTTATTGATATTATCAAGCATTCTGGCCATTTCCGACTCTGTTCTAAAATCTTCCATAGACCATACTTTCGTATTTACACTTACTCCAAAAAGTCCCGCTAAATACTTACACGCCTCTTCAACTCTGTTCAAGTCCGTGTAAGCTATGTAAGCTTTATCAGTATCATTTATTAAGTCGTCTACCGTTCTGTCAAAGATTAGAGTATTCAGTATATTACTCATTCTATCACCGCCTCCGCTGTAATCTCATTCCTGCTGAACTTAAAATCAAGCTTAGTAATTATTCCTTGTCTCTTACCCTTAAAGGTATCCAGTTCGACCAGATCGCCAAGCTCATGATTATCGACTACAAGCCTGCAGGATATACTTTCGTTCTTCATGCAATCACTGTAGCACCTGTCGAGAACTTCCTGCATATTTTCCTTAGTCACAAGTGTAGCCTCTTTAATTTCAGCAACATTTTTATTGTGCGTTATCCTCTCATTATCTTTGCTTACGCTAAATGCGTTATGCGTATATTTCTTACCTGATAGAACTACTTGATTACCTGTTCCACTTATGCGGGCATAGTTATCACCTTGTTCTGTAATGTTCCCACCTTGTATATTTAAAGAGTGCATAGGCTCACTAAACTCTATCTTTGTACTGCCTACTAAGTAACCTTTGAAAAGTTCCATAGCCTCATTGCTTTTTATATACTCATGCACAGTAAGCTTTACTCCAGTGATTACGTCACTGTGAGAGAAGGACAACTTAGTAAACAGCTCCTCTTGCCTTACCTGAGCTACGTCAGTAGTTCGCATAGGATACAGGTATAAATTCCTGTCATAGCTTGTATCCACTACCGCACCTATCGCAAAGGCCAACTGCTGCAATGCTGCTCTTTTTGAGCAAATTGGCAAGTATCCGCTTATAAGCTTATTTTCAAGTGCTGTATCAATAAAATAAGGTATTCCTTCGCCTTGCATTATTAGAGACAATAGGTCCTTAGCCTTTATCTGATTGTACACACCGCCCATAAAATCTGTACCATCAAGTACCCCTATAGCATCGTGCGTTTCCATCGAATAGACCGTACTACTTAACTGCTTGCCGTCCTTTAGGTAGAATATTCCAAGAATAGCCTCGTCAAAATATAATGTTTGCTTTTGCTTCTTTTGAAACTCAAAGTCGTATCCCATTTTATCCCTTACAGAGTACTCCATAGTGTTTACAGATATTTCCTTCGACGTCCCATCTATTTCTACCAAGCAATCTATACTTTCAATCTCATCATCCTTAAAGATCCTTATAAGCCCCCAAGTAATCTCTGTAAGAAAAGCATTTCTAAAAGGCTTATTCGTTTCAAGGAATGTTATGATAACCCTGTTATAGAAATCTACAACGCCATAGCAAAAGTATTTATAGCTATCCGGAGTATACTCCTGTTCCTTTAGCAATGTATTATCAGAATACCATTTTATATTTACCTTACTACAATAGTCTTCACTATAGTTATTAAACTCAAGGCTTATACCTACACTTGAGAAGTTTTTGGTAAATCTAAAATCCAAAGTAGGAGGGTTTGCAAATCTTCCTGAACTGTCAGATACGCTTCTGCTTACATACCCCATATGCTCAAACGTATCAGGATCAGGTGTATTTATGTAGTGCCCGTCAAGCTTAGAATATCGAGGTAAGCACATAGCATAATTAGGATACTCAATTACTTCTTTCAGATTTTCAAGTACTACAAAATCCTTTTTATCCGAGGAACTTATAGAGCTGTCCTCTTTTGCTCCAAGTGCTATATCATCATAGACAATCTTTAATCCTCCGGCATTTGACATCCTTTGATTTCGGATAGCTGACAGCCATATATATCTATACGGCTTGCTTGTCTGTAGAAACTCAATCTTTACAGTGTCAAAAAGCTTTACTTTAGCAGCACAAAAATATTCGGATGATATTGGACTGTATTCTGCAGTCTTTACAACTGCACCATCCTTAAACCAACTTATTTTTACTCTTTTAGCATAGTCACCCGATAAAAGGTTAAAGCTAAGCTGTATACCGTTACTTGTCTTTAGTCTGTCATATTTAACGGTGATTGTGGGTATATCAGCAAAATTGCAATTACTATCTGATAAACTTCCACTTACATATCCGCCTAAGCCGTACGGAATACTGTCCGGAGCATTTATATAATCTCCGTTAAGCTTAGAATATCTATGCAGGCAATATGCAAATCCCTGCATAGAATTTTCAGTACCGAACAAAGTATCAAGAGTGGAATATTCCTGTTGGTTGTTCGTCTCTGTCTGTATATCCCATCTCATTATCTTCTCCTTTGTGGCTCCATTGCTATAAAGTTTATTGACAGCCCATCACCTAAGCCCCAGTAGTTTTTATTATTCCTTATGGCAAGATCGTCTTCGCCTTGAGTAACATATGCTTTAAAAGTCATAGTTTCATTCCCGTAAGGCACTGTAATGTCATGACTCGCAAATGACGGATTAGATATAGCTTCATAAAATTGATTGTACGATGCCATATCTAAGCCCTTAGGAGCAACCTTCATTGCGTAATTGTAAAATGTACCGATAATATCTCTATGCATAGCATAATCGGTAGTACGGCCTGAGTTTTCTGTGTCTGTTACAGCAAACTTTCTTTTAAGCTCCAGTACATTCACATTGTATTCTCTACCGTCTAATCTAAAAATATTATTGGCCATTAGTTACCTCCTACCAATACAAGGCTCACGCCCTTTCTTTTTGCCTCTTTATCAAGCTCAGGTTTCATAAGTCTTGCCAAAGCTCCAAGACTACCATCAAATCTTATTACAATTTGAGAAGGCTCAGTGCTTCCGTTCCCCGCCTGCATTTTATCCGCTAACATTCCAAGAACATCATCTCTATTCTCATAGCTTGCCTTTAGTGTATCTGTATACCCTGCTCCGGTTGGAGTTATTTTACCCTTAGCAACATTCGGTATGTAAGAAGATGCATTAGGAATATTTAAGCCTACAGGCACGCCGATATCCACTCCGTCAAATACATCTGTAACACTACTCAACCACTTTTCCGCTTCACTCACAGATGTCTTTGCTGTATCCGCGATACCTTCGTTAAATCCTTTTACAACGTATTCAGCTATTGTGTGGAATTCCCTTGAAGGAGAGTGTATCTTCAGTACGTTTTCTGCTGCTTCTACAGCTTCTCTTGCCCACTTTTTAATAGCTGATTTAGCAAGATGTGCAAAATCTGATATACCCTTTTCAAATCCTTCATTCACACGTTTAGCCATGTTATAGAAAGATTTGTATAATCCTCCGCTTCCATCTGCATTGCTATCTCCCCAAAACCATTCTACTACGTGCTTAGACCATGTTTTCATGGCGCTTTGAGATGTATTATGTCCCTGTTCTATCTTTGTTTTAAATGCGTTTATTATATCCGTTGCAAACTTAGTCCAGGATTTTGTATTCACGCCTTTCGCTTCGCTATCATCAACAAACCACTTCCTTATGTTCAGTGCCCAAGTCTCTACCGCGCTCTTTGACTCTTGATAAGATACAGTTATTTTTGTCTTAAAAGCCGTGATAATATCAAGAGCAAATTTAGTCCAAGACTCTTTATTTACTCCTTTAGTTTCTCCGGCATCAACAAACCACTTTCTTATATTGAGAGCCCAAGTTTCTGTAGGTGATTGAGTATCTATATGTGAAGCCTGTATCTTAGTCTTAAACGCTGTAATTACATCCAGCGCAAACTTATTCCAAGACTCTTTGTTTACTCCTTTAGCAGTTCCGGAACTCACAAACCATAGCCTTATACCGTTTACCCAAGATTCTATAGCACTTTGAGTTGACTTATAGTTAATCGTCACCCCTTGATTAAATCCTGTGACTGTTCCCGTCGCCCATCTTTGAGCCTCCGTCGAGTTACCGCTACTTATGCCGAGTTTAGATACAAACCAATCTCCAACTCCCTTTGCCCACGACTGTATAATTGACTGCGTTGTTGTCTGCTTTTTAGATACGCCTTGATTAAATCCTTCTACAGTGTATCCGCCGACATCCTGCATTACTGTAGACGGGCTATGTATTCCAAGCAGTCCTTTTACTCCGTTTACAAACGGATCCGTTATATTCTGCTTTATAAAGTTTATAGGAGCTGCAAATGTACTCTTTATGCCCTTGCAAAATCCTTCCCAAACATATGTTGCGAGTTCTTCCATTACCTTTGAAGGACTGTGAATGCCAAAACCGTTCTTGAATCCGTCAATAAACGGTTTTATCATGTTTGTATAAACCCATGTAGCTATGCCCACTACTGCATCTTTAATACCTTTTAAAAATCCAAGAACTACATTACCGCCACAGTCTTCTATCTCTTTACCAAAGTAGTCTCTTGCCTTTGTAAAGCCTTTTATTATCAAGTCCGCCACAATCCTTGCAAGCATACCGTACGCTGTACCTATTGCCGAGTAGAATAATGTTGCAAGCCTGCTTGCTATCCCTAACCAGTCAATAGATGTAAGCATCGTCTCTATACCTACAGCAAGCTTGCTCCAATCGGTTGTCTGTACAATATTTATAAGTGTATCAAGTATACCTGTCACAAATAGACTCAATGACTCAGCTACAGTGCCGAACTCAAAATTTGTAAACAGTGTAGATAAACTTGTACCGATATGTTCACCGAGCGTACTCCACTCAAATTCATCTACAACGGTATAAAACGTATTGAATACGCCGTTAAAGCTTTCAGCTACCAGTAAGCCTATATCCTCCCATGATATAGTGCCCATAGCGGTATTAAGACCCAATGCCATATTACTGCCGAGTTCAGACCACTCAAAGCCTTCCACTGATCTAAGAAGCGTTCTTAAAACACCGTTAAATCCTTCAGCTATTAAAAGTCCTAAGTTCTCCCAAGGTATGTGAGCAACCATATTGTTAAGGCTCGTTGAGATTGCATCGCCTATTTTATCCCACTCTACTTTCTCAACAAAACCCCTCATGCCCTCAATTCTAGCTTTAAAGTACTCTCCTATTGTAGATCCGAATAACTCCCAATCTATTGTGTCAACTATTCCGTTAAGACCGTCTGCAATAGCGCTTCCGAGAGCGTACCAGTCTATTTGTGTCAAAAGCAAATACAGCGTATGGGCAATAGTATTTACACCAGTTCCGATAAGTGCTCCTATAGCATGCCAATCTATAGTAGCTACAAGGCTGTTAAACATAGTGGTAAAAGCTGTTACAAATGCTGTTATCTGTCCACCTATTCTATCCCAGCTTATAAAGTCGGTAAACTTGGCCACAGCGTCATTTATCTTCTCACCTATGAGCTTTCCTATTCCTGCAAAGTCACCGGCATTGAACATATCTTTCAGCTGCTTAGCAAAGTCGCTTATGCCCTTATTTATCTCGGCTGTCTCAAACATATCCGCAGGAGATATACCGCCTGCTCCGCCTCCACCGGCACCGCCTCCACTACCTGAGTGGTCTTTACTTGCATCCAGCTGTATTTGAATTAAATCGTCAAAAGGCGCTAATGCTTTCTTGGCTTCCTGTCCTGCCTGCTTTGCCGCCTTACCCGCTTGCTTTGCCGCACCGCCTGTACCTTTTAAGCTTTTCGCGTAATCCTGGTTTACTTTCTTTGCTTTTATAAATGTTGTCTTTCCGCCTAACGCTGAAAAGAACTGATTTACATAGCTTAGGGCTGTTGCAATCATACTTATAAGCGTATTCAGTGCAGGAGCTACCACACTTAAGATAGGAGCAAATGCAGCCGCAAAGCTGTTCTTTAGATAGAACATTGACGACATTAGACTTGAAAGAGTTGCATTTGCTTCACTTGAGTACTGTACAAGGTTCTGAAACCCTTCCTTTACACCCTGGATAACGGCACGCATAGCCATACGGATTAAAAGCATTTTAAACATATTCGATAGCTTAAGTATGCTTTTACTTACTCCGTTTGAAGCGTTACTCATTTTTCTTGAGTCCGAAACAAAGCTTCTTATCTTTGATGCCATACTTGCGCCTATAGACTTAGCAAATTTAATCGCAGACCTTGTCGCACTGCTAAAAGCTGACTGAGCAATAGACGCAAATTTTTGAAGCGGTGCGCTTATGGCTTTTTCCTTTGCCCCCGCTTCCGCAAGTCTTTGTCGGTAAACATCCAACTGACTTGTAAGTTGCTGTATTCTGTTCGCTCTATCGGTATATGCTGCACTGTCTGCCCCCGATGTGAAGGCTTCGCCGTCTGCCTCAAGCTGCTGCATTTCAGACCTGTACACTTCAAGCTGTCTTGTTACTTGATCTATATCATACTGGAGGTTTTTCCATCTGCTTGAATTGTGGCTAACTCCCATAGCATCAAGTTTTTCTTGTTTAGATATTAGTCCCTCAAGCTTACTGTTTGTTGCGTCTATTTGGTCTTGATACCACTTATATTCTTCAGTTGGTATCTGTGATTGACCAAGTTCTGCCATCTCTGCTGCAAGTCTTCGTATCTTAGCTTCAGTCTGTTCTATCTGATTGTTGAGCGCCGCCATTTTAGAATTGCCACTGAAGCTTCTTTGTATGCTGTTTCCCGCACTCTCCATGTCGGACTGAAGTGCTCTTGCAGCGCCTGAGAGCGTGCTTACACCTTGCTCAAATCCTGTAGTATCAACTCTGGTATCAAACCTTAAACTTCCATCACTTCCACCGCTTGCCATGTCGCACCCCCTCTCTAGCCTAACAACTTATTCCAATAGTCTATTTCCGCTTGCTCCTCTTCAGTGTATCTAATCTTTATCTCGCATATATTTTTATTGTGAGAATAAAAATCCTGCTCCCATTTCTCAAGTTTCTTACCTTTCAGTCTCTTTTGCCTTATAGATAGCACAGTTGAAAATGTTCCGCCTTCAATCTCCATAAAGTAACCCATAAAGGTCCACCAGTGAAGATATTTTTCTGATCTCACTTCTTTACTTGCAACACGGTTTATTGCCGGAAAGATAATAGTTGCGTCTTGCACCCAATCTATCATCTTTCTGCTTTCGACATCATTCTCGTTCTTACCGCAGTCGACAAACCACTTTGCCTGCTCTAGGGCCTCACCGATGCAATCCTTTGGAATATCGTCATAGCCATCTCCAAATATCCTTTTTAAAAGAATATATAATCTATCTTTATTACTTAAGTCAGGGTCTTCACAGGCTTCCAAAAACACTAATACATTTCTAAAATCAGCATTTATCTGATATTCTTTTCCGCCGATCGTGAGCGTTGTCGGTAAGCATCCTATCATTTTGCTGTGTCAATATACTTATCAACTTTTGCCTGACTCTTCTTTGCATACTTCTCAATAGCAGGCTTCATAATAGCAACCAATCCTTCAAGCACACCTTCAAATAAATACTTCTGTCCTACTATGCAAAGAGGTGACTGCCCATCAAAGATAGTGTCATACACATCCGCATTAAATACCTCATTAAAGGCCTTGCGCATAGCAGAGGTGAAATCTGCTATATACGCGCCATCTTTTTCAAGTCCACTCTTTGAAGTGCCGTCAGGATTGAGCTCTACATCTTCAGGTACATTGTAATTCTCAAAGTCCTTCTGCATTTTAATGATTCTATTTATAATCTCCGGATCTGCAGGATTGAATCTGATTACTCTATCAGGATTATCATTGACGGTAAAGCTTTCTCTACCGTCGTCAAAAGATAAATTCTTCATAAGTTTAATTGCCTCCTATTAGTCTGCTGTAAATGTCTTTGATGTTAATACAAACTTACCCTTTACTCTATTACCTGTGTAATGAATGTTAAAAGGTATCTGATAGCCTGTAGTATCACCGCCATAGCTTGAAATCTCAATAATTGCATCTTCCTTGTATGCAACATATGTTCCCGGAGTTCCGCTATCCTCATCCCAAAGATGTACCTCTACAACATCAGTAGTAAGGTCGTCAAGTGTTTGACGCTCATCTATGATGGCCTGCAACCTTGTAAATAATGGATCTCCTACCTCAGCATAATAAGGCTCTACAGATGCCTCAGGCTGGTATGTGGTAAGATTTACAGATGTTTCGCCGAGAATGTTACTCTTCTTCTCTGTATTGGCGTTCATCTCAATCTTATATTCCTCAAGGTCCTTACCTAATCTTGCATATGCTGCAGGAGTACCCGACTTATTTGTGTTTATAAAGTGCGCCATGAATTTACGCTTAATCTTTCCTGTTACTGCCATGTTTATTCCTCACTTTCCAATTTATACTCAGCGTAAATTTGTAATTGATACATTACGCCATCGTTTATAGTTTCTCCAACCAGACCCATGCTCATTGGATTGGCTGTTGTAGCTTTCAAAAATATTCCTTGCTTTTCCCCTCCGTCAACCTCAAAGGTTACAGGCTCCTCAGGTAAATGCTCTAACCAATACGATAATTCGTATAAAAAATTACTGTTGGCCAGTCTGTTATAATCTGTAAAAGATTGGCCGACAGCATATAAAACAAAATTATGCTTTCGTATCTGAGCGCCTTGTATGTCCTCTTTTATAAGGCTGTCGCCTGTACTTGATAGTCCGTAATTTGTGGGCTGAGGTTCTGTAAAATCTATATGAACATCATCACCGGCAAGGAATTCCGATATCTTAGGGTAAGCCGTCAGCTTTTCCCTCATAAAGTCTATGATTGTCATGTACTGCTCCTATCTATCAATGCTTGCGTAGCCTTGAGTATATCCTCTTTGTGGTCTGCTTTCATCCTGTCAAAGAACTTCTTTCCTCTCATAGGTGCACCAAAGAACTGCAGTTCTCTAACGGGGCTGGACATAACCTTAGTAACTCCCTTTCTTGACCTCCACTCGCCTGCATATGGTCCTGTCTTTATTTTAAAACCTGCAGTCTTAAATATAGGGTCTACATACACAATACCTTCATGCAGATAATGTGCATACGGTCCGGGTATATCTATCTGTCCACTTCCTACCACTGTAGCCATAGTCATCATATGTTCAAGTTCTCCGCTTTGTCTTCTTGGCATGTAATCACCCATATATCTCATTACCTCAGTATCCACGAAAGACTGCACAGTATTCTTTAGTCCTAAGCCCTTATCACGCATTATTGTATCTGTTGGCTTTATATCTAAACTTCCATCAAACATAAATACCTACTTTCCTGTTAATTCATAGTGCTGTACTGACTTGCTTCCGTACAATCTTTCATCTACTGACACAAGTGTTAAAGCCCTATAATTTGTCTTAAGCTTTGCTATGCCTTCCGCAATGGTAGCTTGAGAAGTGGGATCGAACTCAAAATCAATAACACCTTTAACCATCAAGTCTTTGCCCTTTGTAAAGTTAATAGCTCCGTCAAGACTGCTAAGAGGCAACATAACCAGTGCCGTACAACTGCCCCTTTGCCCTGTCTTTAAGAATGTTGCATTGTCAACATCTTCCCAGTACACATTTCTAACTACCTGCCTTTTAAACTTCTCAAGTTTTCCTTCTTTTGTACATAAATACAGTGTGATATCCGAATTAGTAAACATATTACAGTCCCCTATAGCAAAGACCTGTATTACCCAGCCACTTAATCACGACATCATACTGCTTTGACTTAAAGGCATTTTCTCTATCGGCTTTGCTTGAAAAGCCGACGGAGTAAGAGCCTATTTTTTCAGATGTTTTATTGCCTGTATCCCTTGACTGTAATTCATTTTCAAATACAGCTTCAGCCAATTCACAGCAACAAAATTTTACATCTGCAGGGATATCCCCCACTCCTTCAAGCCTTCCAAATGTGTACAAGTCTATCAATTTGCTTGCGCTTCTCGCATAGTAATCAAATCCGGCACTAATGGTCGGATTCTTACCCTGCAAATATTCTTGTGCATAAAAGTTATAGTCCGCATATATTCCCATCAGTGCCATTCTCCTACTCCTTTGCTTTCTTTGCCTTTACTGCTTCTGCCTTCAAGGCTTCGTTCTCTGCCTTCAAAGCCTCGTTCTCTGCCTTAAGTGTCTCAATAATATCCTCGGTCTTTGCCTCTGTGCTTACGCCCATTCCAACTGCTCTCATGTAATGCTCCTTTCTTATGCCTTATGGCTCAAATAAATACCCGCAACCTTATTCTTGTAAGCATCTACAAGACCATACTTACGATACTTTGAGATGTAAGAATCGGCGTTCGGATTGTTCTCAGGTGCGATAATATCTGAAGCAATATGCTTATCAAACTTAATAATTGCCGGCTTATGTACAATCATAAAGTTGATATCCTTACCACTTGCAGCCTTCTTATAGTGGCCAAGCTCCTCGCCTGAACTCTTTCCATCAAGCAACTCTATAACTGTGTAAAATCTTGACTGTGGTACTGCCTTCTTTACCATAAATGTATCGAGTATCTCTCTTGACTTTGTTGTATCAAGCGACATAACGCTATTTAACAGAGTTGGAGTTGCGTACAAAATTCTGTTATCGAGTGGTACTTCATCCTCATCCATCTTATTCTTCGCCTCAATAAGCGCAGACAAGAAATCAGATGCATTTGCGTATGATGTCGGTGTTGCCTTTGAAATTCCTGTAAGACCCGCAAGAGTCGCAAATACAAATGCGTCAGCCTCAGGCGCTACCTTCTCTCTCTGAAGTGTTGCCCCTGCCATACCGAAAGCAATGTTAAATGTCTCCTGATCATCCATAGTATCAACGGATATCTTTGTACCTCTGTCATAGTTAAATGTTGCAGTCTTCCATACAACATTTACAGATCCGTTTGTGTATCCGCTGTTTCTGTCATAGTCGCCAAGTCCTGATACCTCAATCTGTGGGTACAAGATTTCCTTTGCATTTGCGCCCGCTCTCATCATTGACGCATCGCTTGTCAGATCTGCTGTGACAGACGCATTCTTGTAGACCTCATCAAGTAGGTCAGTATAATTCTTTGCTAATGTAATGTTATTTGCCATATTCTTTTATTCCTTTCTTATTTATCCGAGGTACTTAGCCCCATTGCAGCCCTTAGCGACATAGTATTTGCATCCATACCTGTACCACTTCCGCCTGTCGGTGCAGTAGGATTATGGATAGGCTCATCACTTCCGAAAAGGTATGAATTCTCCTTCTGACAAGCTTCTAAAGCTGTCTTAATATCTGTAGTTCTATCTTTGCTTGCTTTCAGGGAATCAACATCAAGCAATGCTCTAACAGCTTTGGCACTCTTTCCGCCTGCTGCATTGATAGCAGCTTCGAGAGTGGAATCAAACTGCATATCCGCAATCTTGCCTTCGTATTCAGCTTTTGATTCCTCATACTTCTTCTTGTAATCTTCAACCTGTGCTTTTACCTGATCGTAATCCTTAAAGCCCTCAATAGTCGTGTTAGCCTCCTGCAACTGTGCCTTTACCTGCTCAAGTTCTGCTTTTATCTGAGTTGCTTCACTCTTTGCAGCTTCGATATCATTGCCGTTTTCGGCCATAATACTGTCAATCTGCTCCTTTGTGAGTCCCATGTCTTCTAATGACTTTCTTTTCATGTCTGTTTCCTTTCTTCACTACACTTTTTACGAGTTCGCTCTCATGTGCTGACTGTTTTACGTCTAATCAACTGACAAAATTGTATTAAAAAAGCACCCTATTCAGGTGCTTCAAGTACTTCCTGTATCATTTTCAAATATTTTTTTGATAGTTTAGTATAATACCCACTGTTACCGCCATCAAGAACATAGATTCCAGGTGGATGTTTCTTTTCCGGAATTTCCTTTATGTCATTTATCCACTCTTTTTTTATTTCCTCAATCTTTTTTCTTTGCCTATTGGATATATTCTTCTCTGACATAACGCACTTTCCCTTCTCTATTTAGTATCTCAAATACCTCGTGCTGAATATCAAATTCAGGTGTAGGATCTGCTTCCGAAATTGCTTTTAGGTTATAGTCTGAATAAACTAATTTACCTATGTCTGATGTAATTTGAACAGAATAGGTGTACTTCGGATTAACCGCAAAAAGCTTTTGAACACCAGCATTATCCTTTAGAAAAACAAAATCGTCCTTTCCAAAAGATACAATGCCATTAGATACTGGATGATTGTGGGTAACGATTGCTCCATTTAAATCTATGCCTTTAAATGCCACACCTATTCCATCTCCTTTAGCATAGTACACTTCTCCAAATTTATCAATTATTACTGCTTCTTCTATATCAGAAAAACGTATCTGATCATTGTAATACTTTATTGCATCGTCAATCAACCCCATATCAATAGCACCTATATGGTGCAATTCGGAAATTTTTAAACCCTCGGAATTATCAGAACTACCTGCTCCCAGTTTTACTGCGGGTAATAATTCCCCAATTCTCAACCGTTCAAGCTGTTGCGGTAATCCCATAGCCTTAGAAAATTCCGCATACAAAGCCTTAACAGACTGCAATTTGCTTTGCTTTGCAATAAGTACGTCCTTATCTACTTCCGCACGGCCAAGCAATAATACATCCTGCTTTAGTTTTCTTATAGTCCTTTCAAGCTTTCTTTGATACTGTAAGGCATCATATACAGTGTAATCTTTGCCGTTGAACTCCTTAGGCGTATTCTCTTTTTTATTCTGTTCTTCAAGCCATTCATCTGTATATTTTCGCTTTGATATGCCTTTAATAAAAGGCCATTTGATGTGATAGCAGTTAATACCAGCAAAGCCTAATATATCGCCCTCTCCACATACCGTAACCATCTCTTGCTTTGAATATACCTTGCCCTGCCATGCTTGGTGGTTTTCAATGCCTATGCCTTTATTTCTTGCCCCAGGATGCCAATCAACCTCAAAGTAATCAGTGTTTAACTTCTTTGCGTTGCTCTCATTGATTTGGTTAGTCATTTGCGCAACGCCCGTCATTAAAGCACGTCTTACAGCGACCTCTACACGGTCTGTATGCCCCGATGCATAATTTACCACTCTAAGCCCGCTATTCGTCATCTCGTCAATAACAGAGCCTATAGCCTGACTATATGTATATGCTCCGCTTGCTATTCCCATAAAGCCCTTATCCAATGCCTTATCAAAATAGTCAGCCAAGGGGGTAAAAACTTTTTTACCATCAATAAAAACATTAAATCCTGTAGTCCTTGTTATGTTCTCAAATGGCTTTAATTCTTCCTTGGTCTGCTCTTTTGTGGCACTTACCAATTGTTTCAGCCACTCGTTATCCTCATAAG